GATGATATGGCCGGATCACAATTATTAATAATCCAATCCTCTAATCCACTTATTTTACGGACTCGACTAATTAGACAATTTGTTCCTGTATCCGCAATTAGTTTACTTAAAATCGCCTGCATGATATTTATATTATAACATATACTCCGAAATCTTGATAAATATTAACGTGCCAAGAATTAGTTTATGGAATAATGATCGTCATAGCAATGATTACACGTTTTTTGATAAACGTATCAGTGAAATCATGACTATAGGCGGTGTAACTTCTTACATTCACATGTATACTGGCCCTGCTATTCCGGCAAATGCGGTCAGCAATGATCCAACGATGCCGGCATATTCGGACCCAACTGTTACTGACGTACAAGATTTATTGTTCTTAGAAAACAGAGATCGAAATTATGATCCGGATATTTATCGACTTCGGGCCATGTACAACGTACAAGATTTAGATCAGGATTTAAGCCAATTTGGGTTAATAATCAGTAATGGTGTATTGTTTATTACATATCACACTAATGATATGATCCGAACACTGGGTAGAAAATTATTATCAGGTGATGTTATAGAATTACCTAACCTTAAAGATTTCTACGCTCTTAATAGCTATCCGGTTGCATTAAAATCATATTATGTTGTGCAGGAAACAACGTATTCGGCGGAAGGTTACAGTCCAACTTGGTGGAGCCATTTAACCCGAGTTAAATGTACTCCAATGACTGATTCACAAGAGTTCCAAGAAATATTAACCCAGCCATTGGTTGATCCGGATGGTAATATAATAACTCAAACTACCTGTACAGATGACCCATTAGAAACTGAAGCTGGCATGTTACTTGTTACTGAAACTGGAGAAGATTTGTCCGATCATATATGTATGACAACTGTCGTCACCATTGGCAATACGCTTAGTTCGTATGGAACCGATTTGTCCGACAATGATGCAATTGTACAGCAAGGTGAAAATCTTGCGCCCGTGTCAGGTTATGATACACAACCGTTGTTCTCGCCATTATTTAAAGATGGCAACCAATTAAAAACGCCGCTTCCGGGTAATGCAAGTCCAGAGCAAAAATGGACTGGATATATAGTTGGCGATGGAACTGCAATTAATGGCTACCCTGTAACCAGCGCAACTAATTTTCCCGATAACCCAACTGTTGGCCAATATGTATTGCGATTGGATTATTGGCCCAATCGTTTATTCCGTTTTAATGGAACAGTGTGGACTAAAGTAAGTGATAAGGTTAGAACTGGAATGACTCCTGGAACTGGAAAAACCGAAAGAGATAGATTCATTAATAATGCTAATACGTTTGTGTCTTCGTCCGGCAACGTTGAACCTGTATTACAAAATCTAAGTGACTTATTTGGGTTTGGAGACAATTAATGCAACAATTTCACTATTCAGCCCAAGTGCGGAATTGGCTCATACAATTAATACGAATGTTCAGTGAATTTTCAGTTCAATATGGCGTTGATGGCAACGGTAATATTATATATCACCGCGTACCAGTAAGATATGCTGATGCCAGTATGCAAGTCGCGAATATTCAACGTTCGAATAGTACAAATAGTATTCCTGAAGTTCCATTGATGGGATTGTATATTAATGGTTTAAAACCTAATGCAAAACGTCGTCAGGATCCAACTTTAATTGATACGAAGCAAATTCGAACTAGAGATTACGATCCGGTGACACATTCTTATTTGCCCACCCAAGCAAATGCATATTCAGTTAAAAGAATTATGCCGGTACCCTACGATCTAAGTATTAAAGTTGATATTTGGTCGTCTAACACAACTCAAAAATTACAATTACTTGAACAGTTATTACCATTGTTTAACCCTGCATTAGAAATACAGTCAAATGACAGATATATAGATTGGACCAGTTTGAGTTACGTTGAATTAACCGACGTGAATTGGACCAGTAAAAGTTTTCCGACTCCAATACAAGATCCAGTCGATGTTGCGACCTTGGAATTTCTAGTCCCTATATGGTTAACTCTACCAGCGCATGTTACAAAGCAAAACGTTATTTTCAAAGTTGTTAATAGTATTTTTGACGAAGATGGAAACTTATGCGATGGCAGTGAGTTTATAGACGCAGAAAATCTATTACTCGGTACAAGGCAATGTGTAACTTTCAATGACTATAACATTTACGTATTAAATGGTCAAATACAATTATTGTACTCGAGTCAAAGAGTTAACGTCGATTCAACTGTTGATCCTGGAACTGTTGAAGGCGCAACAGTAGATTGGAATACCGTCCTGGATAAGTATGGTAAGTTCGTAGACGGAGTATCACAAATAAGATTAACGTATGATAATAGTGGACTGGAAATTGTTGGCACTGGCACAGTAAATCCAACTAACAGTTACTACATGATTTATAACGTTGATTCTGAAACTTTGCCTGTTGACACATTACCTTCTATAAATGGCATTGTAAATCCACAAGAGCAAGCTCCAGGAATAAATGGATTGCCGGCTGCTGTTACTGGCCAAAGATATCTGCTATCCAGCAATGTAGGGGATGGAAGTGACACACAACATCCAACAGGATGGTTTTATGGTGGCGTGCCACTGGTGGCAAACATAAATGACATTATCCAATTTAATGGCACGTCCTGGTTTGTTTCATTCCAAGCATCAGCTAATCCGACAATGCAATTTGTCACTGATCTTTCAAATGAATTACAATATCGTTGGACTGGCACTGGATGGGCTAAAGGTTGGGAAGGTGAATATATGCCCATCAATTGGAGAATTGTATTGTGATTGTTAGCTGCGGTGCTTTATTTCTTGCCAAGACAACTAACCGTTTTTTATTTTTACAACGTCAAGGCGCAAAATATTCGAATACCTGGGGATTGGTTGGCGGGAAAGTAGAATCGGGTGAAACGGTTATTAATGGTCTTAATCGTGAAATTCTGGAAGAAATTGGATTCCTTCCAGAAATCACTAAGTATATTCCACTCGAAACATATACAAGTTCAGATACGTCATTCAAATACCATACGTTTATTTGTACTGTATCTGAAGAATTCTTACCTAAACTGAACAAAGAACATTGTGGTTATTGTTGGACATCGTCTAATAATTACCCCTATCCTCTACATCCAGGGCTAAAAGGCACTTTCAACTATAAAGTAATTCAGAACAAAATTAAAACAATTATGGAATAACCACTGTCGTTGTTGCTGGTTTTGATTGCAACGTATTTCCTGTATTATCTATTCCGTTCACAATCAGATTATATGTATGGCTTCCGATCGTTATGGTACCTGTCGGCATATATGTTAATACATTAATTGCCACTGTAAAAACTTGTCCGGTAGTTGTATCTGTTAATGTATAACTCGCCAGGCAATTTGTTTGTACAGTTGCAGAGCAAGCCGATACATTCGGATTTCCATTACTTGTCCAAGTTAATACTGGTGGTGCCGGAGGTGTAGGTGTGACCGGACTATGGCCACACCCCACGAGTAAAGCCGCAAAAGCTAAACTCAGTATTGTCTTCATTACTGAGTCTTACCTGAGAAGCCTGTTGGAGGATTAATTGATGTCAATGCATTTGTTACGCTGGTTGTTGCTGGCGTTGACACAATTTGAGTTGTTGTGGTTGCACCAATTGCATTAGCAACCAATGAGAATGTGTGTGTTCCAACAAACAAACCACCAGCTGGCGTCCATGTATATGATGTAGCAGTTGCGCCAAGAACTGAAGGTGTTGCTAGAACTGTATTTGTTGTTGTATCAGTTAGTGTAAAACCACTGAAACAATTTGTCGTTACAGTAGATGAACAAGCTGCAATATTTGTATCTGTATTTGTCCACGTAAATGCAACGGCAGACTGAGCATGCATTGGAATAGAGCTGAATGCAAATGCTGCAATTGTAAGTAGAAATAATTTAAATTTTGTCATGTATTAATCTCCATTAATATTTACCCAAAAGGTTTATTTATTAGTGATATTCCCCCGCATAACAACGATTCCGGTGAATGCCAACGGCGGAGGGGTTGCGGTTGAAAAATCCAGTGCAGTCACTGAGAATGGAGGTAAAGAAATAGTATTGGTTGCTGCTGCACTAGACGACGTTAAAGACGTTTGTGATGCTGTCAAATTGGTTGCTGTACCCGTATTTGCCTCATTTATTAAATCAGGCGTGGACGGTGCGAATTGCCTGGTTGTCACAGTGCCGGTAGGAACATTCCCAGCTAAAGTTACTGTATGCGATGTCAAATCACTATTGACAAGAACGACAGATCTATTCACGCCATTCTTAAAACAATAAGCATAAATGTAAGGCACGTTATTGACTGCCGGCGTACCAGGAGGCACAACGTCGCCATTTGATGTATTTCCGGCAAAATTTTGTGTGTAAGTACCAGACAATGGGCAGGCATACATCGAGCCAATTATAGATTTATTAACTAATTGTTGTGCTTGGAATGCCGGTCGAACATTATTTGTGGAGCCACCCATATCAACTACATTTCCCCATAATTTAGCAGTATTGGAATTTGAACCGCTATTAGTATATTCTGTAAATGAGAAATAATTTTGTGGTCCCAATCCATAATATTGAGAATTCAATAACGGCAATAATGCCACAACTACGCCATTTCCTGAACCGGCGTTAACATAATCCTGTGTAGTTTGTGACAATGTACCTGCAATAGTCCCCTGTCCCCATTCATAAATATTAACTTTACAAGGTGATGTCCCGCTAACACCGCATGCATTTTGCGACTGGTAATCATGCACTGATTGATAAAAATTAAATGGATCAGTTGTATCTACAATTCTATCCCAGGGTATTGTATAAAATGTTCCCCATATTGCAGCATCCGATGTTGCGCTTACTGTATTACCATAATATCCACTAATTTCGATTGAATCTGGTTTGACCTGCGGTAGATAAAAATCCATGCCAAAATTAATAGCAGTAAAAGCATTCATAACTAAATCAATATTAGTGGGGTAAAAAGCATCTGCTCTCATTGCAGCAAATATAGGTGTGATAACATTTGCATAATCATAGTATGTACCATCTCTAACACCATTGGACGGTGCAGATCCTCTAATAGGCAAAGCTTCACCATAAAAAGTAGAGTTCCAACATTCATTACAAAATGACAAATGTATAGTATGAAAAATACTACTATATGGCGTCGTTACTCCGCTGTTCAGAGCAATACGCCTTGCCCCGTATGTCGTTGTTCCTGGACCAGATAAAAATTCAACTAAATTAGTTGCATCAGTTGTAGAAAAATTAATAGGTACCTCTAAATAAGGATCAACACCAAGCAACTGACAAATCTGCAAATAATCATTTAATGTTGGATAATCTAATGCGAATGATTGATATCTGGTTGCACCAGCAGTATAATATGCATGGGCATAATCTGGTTGCGTCCAGTTATCCATTGTTTCGCCGTTTTGCCCCGTCAACCAAAATCTAAGTGTCCCTGGGATCGATGATGTTCCATAAAAATTGCGTAGCGTTGAGATTACTTCATCCCGCCAGACCGTTGTATTAGACGAGTCGACCGGACTAGTTTTCATCCAGGATATATTATCAAAATACACAGAGCCGCCAGTTACAACAACGTTGACGGTGGCCGCGCCCGGGGAAACAGTTAATTGTGTTTCTGCCACTGTGCATGTCGCAGAATAATGAGCCCAACTACTTGTTAACGTCGGTACAAAGTTAGAACATGAAAATCCACCGGTTGATCCTCTTGCCTCATGCACCGTCATAGTTGGTGACCCACTAGCAATTTTGGCATCAAAAGAAACTGTATAGGTACCATTCATTAATACCCATACGTTGTTTAAATCACTATCATAATAAAAATTAAGTGTTGCATTTGCAGAACCAGGCGCATTTATACTAAGAGCTTGTAATCCACAATTTGCACATAAATCAGTCGTATCCGATGTGAGTGTTGCGCCTCCTGATAGTGTCGGAGAAACCCCAACGGTTCCTGATTCCCAATCTGCTTCTGGAGTTGGGTTGCGCCGCACACTAAGAGTAATTA